GTAGTAGGTTCAGTGATAACATCTATATCGTATCCTCCTAACAACTCATCTGGTGAGTTAATCCTTAATGTGTTCTTATAATATATGTCATGATTACCAACTAAGGCAGTCATCTTACATCCTAGTTCTTTAATAGGATCAAACCACATCTCCTTTGCTGCTTCAAGAGACATGTAATTAATAGACCTACGTTTATCAAACGTATCTCCTAAGTTTATAATCTCTTTAATACCTGATGCTTTAATAAAAGGTATAACAATTTTACTGTAGAACTTTTTATAATGTTCCACAAAATAAAGATTATCATTCCTAACACCAAAGTGTTGATCTGTTATGAGTAAGATCTTCATCTCTTGGTATTCATTTCTACACGATTCTTTATACCATGATAATCAGCAGAAGTATCACCATCAGTTGAGAACACATGGTCATATCCAGACTTCTCTAAAATTTTATCTTTAATGTCCATTTGGCGTTTCTCTTTAGCAATACGACGTAGGAACGCATAATACACTATCTGTGTAAAATATGCAAATGGATTTTTACTTTTAGCAGGATCGAAATTATCTATGTACTGTATACAATTTTCTATACCATCACAAACCATATCATCTTTATACATGTAATTAATAAAGTTTGGTCTGTATGATAAGTGTGTTGCTATCTTAAGAAAACATCCACCAATATAATTATTAACACGAGGTTTAGGAAGACCTTGTTCTTCAGCAATTGCAACCTTCTCCTTATACTTAACAATGGCAGCTAGGAAGTCTGCATTATTAACATAGTGTTCTTTCTTCTTAGCAACTCGTTTCATTATCGATCTCGATTATGATTCTATTATAATAGAGCTTGACAAAGTTGTCAAATTTGTATAGACTAACCATGTCAAGGGTTCAGGGATATATTATGAGTAATATAATTTTTCAAATATTTGTCTAGCTTGTTTAATTGATCCTATATAACCTTGAGTATTTTCTAATTGTGTTTCTCTTCGGGCCGTACGCTCGTCTTTTTTATGTGGTGGTTCCTCGTTTGCCAAAAATCCTTCATACATAAACATCACTTCTTTAGACATAGAAGCAACACTTAATACATCTTTTTCTCTAACTATAAAAAAATCTTCGTCAGATAATTGCATCCACTTGTGAAATCCCATACCTCTCAAAACTTTTCCCTTACCCATGTCTTGATTAACAACTTGTATACATACAGGGTCTTGAAGAAAACATAGAGTCTCATTATCTTGATTAGTTAATACAGCTTTAGCAAGCACTTCTTCTCCACTAACGAGTTTAAAAACTCCGTGAAATTCATCGTCATGTTTAGCGTAATTAATTGCCATGATTTTTGAGTTTAATCTCTACAATTTCATAATTAAAATTTTCTTCGTTATAGATTTTGAGTCTCTCAAAGAGATGAAGAAGAGTATAATTCTTCCCATTATCTCTACTTATATCGTCAGCTATATCATATAGCGTTGCTTCTACTTTGTCTTTTCCCTTTCTAAGAACCCTTCCAATTGATTGGAGATTACGGACTCTGGACTTGGAGGGACTGGCGAAGACGACGTTGTGCAGCCGCTTAATGTTAATCCCAGTACTGAAAGTGCCATAACTGGCAACAACAATCGCATTGTTTTCATTTTCAACTAGTCTCCTAATAGATTCTCTGTCATCGACATCCACACCACCATAAACTAAATGTACTGGTCTGTCTGTGTTACTATTTATCAACTCATACAGAGGAAGACCGTGCTTCTCCACGTAGTTGAATAGTACCAATGTATTTCCTTTTAAATCACAAACTAAATTACGGATAAATTTATTTCTAGATTCATTCTCACAAAGATACTCCATTTCATCCTGATACCCATCAAAGATCTGTTCATCATGTTTAAGAACAATAACCTTTACCTTTAACTGAGCAACATGACCTTTCTTCATTAACTCAGATGTCTTAGTAACCTTAGAACATTTACCAAACACACCTTCTAATATTAATTGATTACATTCCGTACCATCTAAAGTACCAGTAAATCCAATACGATATTTACAACCATGCATCTTATTCATAATTGTAGTAAGAGATTTAGCTTTAAATAAATGAGCTTCATCACCAATAACAACATCAAATCTTTCAAACCATTTACGAGGTTCTTTATAAATTGATTGCCAAGTTGATATAACTACATTATGTTCTGTATACTTTTCTTGACCACCATAAATTTTATGGCAATGGTCTTTTACATTCCAACCATACTCTTGAAAGTCTTTATACATTTGCTCGACAAGAGAAGTAGTTGGTACTATAATAAGTACATTACGTTTAACATTTACATGAAACCTAACCAATGAATAAATCATTAGGCTTTTCCCGCTTGCAGTTGGCGACAATAGGAGTGCTCTGTTGTATCGTAGGCACTCGTATATTGCTGCGTATTGGTAGTCCCGAACCTTCACAGGTAATCGAAGAGCCTTTACAAATCCAACTACAGACTGAGGAGTTATTAATTCGTTCTGATCCTTGGGATGTCCAAAATGTTCAGATTCCAAATACCCAACCTGATACCCTCGGTCCTTTGCCCAGTCAGTTAGATAATCTATTAAACCGCAATAGATCTCTCCAGTAGCAGGTGAATATAATCTTACTTTACCGTCCCAACCTTTATATCTTCTTGTCTTCTGCATATACTTTGCAGAAGGTATTTCAAATGTAAAAAATTCTGCTGCCTCTTTGTGGAGATGAGGCTCCGCTTGTACTTTTAAATAAACTTCGTTCTTCTTCTGAATAACGAGATCTGCCATGATTTACATTCCACTTTGAAATCTCTCCCACTCAATAGCATTTTTAATTTGGTAGTTACGACTATTAATTTGACGCAACACACCATCAAGAAAGAAGATCGTTTGTTCTATATAGTCGATCTTCAGTTGTAGCTTTCTGACATCATCATCAGCAGCAATAAACATTTTAATTTCATCACCTGTAGTAAGTTTTAAATCAAACGGTGCTGTTTTGTATATACTTGTTGATGCTTTACCTTTATAGTATACCCACTTATCTCTAACAAGACATCTCATTTCGGATTCTCTATCCTTTTTCATTAGAGAAAAGGTATTAAAAAACTCCATATATCTCATATGGAGTTGAGGTATTCTTACAGATTCTTCACCGTACTTATCAGGATCTATGATACTATCAGTCTTCCACATATCCTGAAGTTGTTCTAAATTCATTATATACCTTGGTCTTTGGTTTTTTCAAAAAATTCTTTCATTGATGATGAAACATCAGGTGGATCTGGATAACCATAGTTATTCCTCTTCATCCATTTCTGTCTCAAGGCATTCATCATCCACGATTGAGAAAGACTCTTAGGACCATTTTCCAATAGTTCTAGTTCATACTTACTAGTAGTGTAAGCTTTTTGTTCCTCTCTCCAATTGGAATCATCCCATTCGGTGATCGGTTTTTTTCTTGGGTGATCTCCTTTTCTTAATCCCATTGGCTCTACCTCCCATACCACAATATGTATAGACCTTAGTACCCTAGCACAGATCTAAAAATTTTGCAACTACCTTAAAGTCTGTCTGTTCTTATCTCTGACTTCGTAGAGTACATACTCGAATGATGCTGTTGCAGTTAGAAAATCATTATCCGTTCCAGTAACATCAAAAGGCATAGTCGATAATGATACTGGAAATACATTTTTAAATACTACATCAAAGTTAACTAAATTGTTATTATTCAATACTTGTAGAGTTGCATCTGAATATCTATAATCATTAAATCCTTTATATTGATCTGTTGGTATGCTTGGATTTCTATGGGCATTTTTAAATATTGTTGCTTCATCATCTCCTTGTGGAACACCAAGAGCTCTTATCCAATTATGGAGTTCCATATAATTTCTAAGATCCTCATCAACAATAAATTCTATATTCAATTCCCCATACTGTACATTACCTTCTATAGGAATTGGAACCATACCCCTAGTAGGAATATCAACTTTACCTAAAGTTAAAGATGGTATCTCTGCTTTCTGGCACAAGAAGGAAGTCTTCTTTGCTTTCTCAAGCAAGAAGACAAATCCTATAGGTGATAAGAAATTTTTATTTGTAAGTTGGTCCTGATACCAGTTTGCCATTAGCCCTACTTTTTAATTATTTATCTTTGATCCATCCCTTTACTTTGGATACAGGTTGTCTAGAAAAATATTTCACCAACTCTGGTAAGTATGATACCCAAAAATCTACTTCGGATATATTCTTTTTAACTTCCCATTCTTTAATTTCTTTTTCTAAAAGATGTCTAGCTTCCTTTGCTGATATAGAAGAATGGAAATAATGAATCTTATCTGATAAAATTTCTAAGGTGAATTCTTTATTCACCATCTTATCACCCATAACTTCATCTGTATGTGAACCCCACTTGGGTGGTCTCATTCCGTCATATTTCATTAGTGTATGTTGCATGTTGATTCTGGATCCCAACAATCTGGACAATCCATTTCTTGCTCATAATTATGTAGTTTGTGAATTACCGAATCGTATTTTCCTGCAAGATCTTTATCTTGTGATCTTATAATACTTCTATAGTATTCACATGCATGAAGTATACGTTGTATTTCTTTTTCATGAAACTGCATGTTACTACCCCTGCCATATCAAGTCAGGCATTGCTTGTTGCCCAGGTCTATTTACAATCAACAATATAAAGTATCCAACAAACCAGATGATGTTGAATAACCATGCTTGTCTCCAAAAGTATTTTCTTACTGCCATAGATCTAAGAATCTCAGGTGCTTTGTCCTGTGATCTGAATATCTGTTCAATGATAAATGCAATGATTGTTGCTATCACTAAAGGATAGAATACAAAATTTGCAAATGACATTATTGAGATTAAGAATATCATAATGTTGAGGAAGGTTACAATCTATTTAGAAGTAATTGAAATTAATAACAACTCTTCTTTTTTCGTTAGTACAACTAGTACCACTATGTTTATAATGAACTGGAAAGATAACGATACGGTTCTCTACACTTTCTATTTTAGTACCATCTTCAAATACGGTATACCCATCATTACTATTAACATAGTAGATTGCTGTTAAAGAATCATCCCATGTAAAATCAACATGATATCCATGTTCAACTATTTCTTTAGTTCTTGTAGTTAGGTTTCCTTTTATTCTTAATAGAGATCTAACACCAAGTTTTTTTATTATGGGATCAAGTATGTTCCAATATCTTGTATCATTATAAATCCCTGGAACATAAAAGGGATGATAGAATTGATAGTTATCTAATTCATTTTTACAATTAGATTCTTCATAAGGTACAGTTGTTGGTCCCCAATACCAAGGAAAATCATCTTCAAGATATACTTCTTGTAGATGTGCCAACTCATGATGTGTTAAAAAATTATCAATTACCCTATGCTTCATAATAAATACCAAGTATATTATATATGAATAAACTGTGAGGGATGGAGTCGAACCATCAAGTCCCGCCAGGAACACTAGTTAAACAGACTAGAGCGTTTACCAATTTCGCCACCTCACAATGAAAGCCCTATGAGAGGGCTTGCATTAAACGTTGGACTCCTATCCCACCACCTGAACGAGGGAAGAAATCAAATGAGAGGAAGTCTTCTAGTTCTTTCTCTACTCTTTCCTTACCAAATAGATCAATAATAAGTTGAGCATACTTTCCTTCAGAGATAGTATAGAAGGTATCTCTCATCTGTTTCTTGTCAGTACTTCTTTCAGCACTACCAATAGTTTCTTTACCACCAAGAATAACATCAATCTTCCTACTAGTTCCATCATCATTCCTAGACATATTCCAGAAAGGTGATGTCCATTCAGGGAAATCAGTAATCATACCACGACCAATCCATTCTTCATGGTCATGCTGTAACTCTCCTCCTTTCTCTACACTATACACGTCAGACCACTCTTGATACGTACGTATACTACCGAGATCTAAAGGTATTCCAAGGTGTTCGCATAATTCAATCTCCATCTTCTTAAGTTCTTCTACACCACCGTGCATCTCAAACTCAAACATAGGGAAGATTGTCTCATGTCTTCCTGGTACAGGATTTGGTTCTGCTCTATAAGATGTAGATAGACAGAAAAATCCTGGTGCTTCTGGATTTGATAGTAGTTCATATTCCAACCACATCTGTCCTGT